ATTACTGGTCGTTTATCAAATGGTTCCATACCTCTAGTGGGTTCTGATATATCAACTATTTCACTTTTGAATGTATGACCATTCTTTTTCCAAGTAACTATATCGCCGTCAATATCAATTTTATCTACATGTAACATAGTTGCTGATGCTGAGTTACCAGTATCAAATTTAGCTCGTATTGGATTTTCTTCCATACCATCTAATACAATACTTTCAATATAACCTACTTCATATCTCATAAATGGTCTACGTCTTCGTTCTTGGCCAAACCAATTTAAAATAATATCCAATGTTTGTTTATCTGTTATTTTCTTTGTATGAGTACCGTCTTCTATATTATATCCCATAAAGTGTGATCGTATACCTGGCGAACCATTGACTTCTAATATATAGAAATCTTTTCCTACTTTACAATGATCAACACCGCAGTATGCAGCTCCAGTTGCTCTTGCAGCATTAATTACTAATTGTTTTTCTTTTTCTGATAAAATATAAGGTAATGTCTCTGCACCTAAATGAACATTATTTCTAAATTCACTTTTGCTTTGTTTAATTCTTTCTGCACTTGCAACAATTTTACCATCAACTAAAAGAGTACGAATATCTGATTTAAGTTCAAAATATTCTTGTATTAATAAATCAGCATTAAACTTCCAAAGTGATTGAGCAACTGAGATTAAAGATGCCATATCATTGACCTTTGAAACACCTACACCTTGTGTACCTTTAAGTGTTTTAATAATAACTGGAAATTTACTACCAATGTTTTTATGAGCCTGCTCAATTGATTTAACATTATTAATAATTGATGTCCTTGGGACTGGAATATTATTCCTTTCAAGTGCAATAATATTTGACATTTTATTATCGCATAATAACATTGTTTCTAAATCATTTACAAGAAAGAATCCAATTGTTTGTAATGATGATACTAATGATTGGGCAGTCAGCGTTTTAATTGCTCCAGCTCTCACAAAGACTAAAGAATCTTTTACTTTAAGAGATACTTCTTTATCTTTACCATCAACATTATGAATTGTCACCTCTCCAATCTCAACATCCTTTGAAGCAATATAAGCTTCATCAACGTCGATCATCGTACTCTTCATTCCATACTTAGATACAAGCTCTTGCATATGATCAGCAAAAGTACCTTCTTCGTCTCCAAGACCAAGTATTATGACATGAAGATCTTTCATTGGAATTTCTTTATGATTATCTTCTATTAAAAATTTTGTGAACCCTTCCATTCTACCTCTAACCAGACGTTTCCTTCAGCGTCTTTTGTATATTTATTCTCTTGATAACTACCGCTTTCGACAAAGCCAAATGGTAACATATCATCTTGTATTGCCTTTAATCTTTCTTTATATAACATATCTTTCATATCAATATTCGTTAATGATTGAAAAATATCAGTTGTTGTAAACCAAGCAAATAATACTAGATTCATCATTAAATCATCATGATTTGGTGCAATTGCCATAAAGGTATTTCCTCTACTAACAAATGTACTCATTTCAATTATTGTTTGTGAATCATGTATAATAAGCTTATTCTGTTCTATTAAGTCTTTAATACTTGAACATCCAATTCTTTTTACTCTTCGAGTCATTGTTGCACCAAGAGCATTTGCTTTAATACTTGACTCTACAAACATATTTTCATATTCTAAATCATAATATAGACCATTGCAAACCACAGCACCTTGATCATTACTTTCAATTACAACATATGCATCATTGTAAGTCTTTGCATATTTGTATATTATATCTGGTAATAACATTGGAGATATATTATTATCTCTAAATGTTGCTACTTGTTCAAAAGGCTTTTCAGTTACATCAATAATAGTAAATGTACTATAGTCTTGATTACGACCTTTTGAAACATCCACGGTCATTACATATTCATGGCCTTCTTTAGGTTGCTCATATATAAAGGTATTCTCTTTATAGAACTCAGGATCTCTACTTTGTTGTGCTAATAAATGATTAGCTCCAATAAGTGTATTTCCTCTACCATGAAATGTATTACCAAACTCTTGTTCAAATTGTAACTCAGAAGTATTATTTATTGTCTCTTGTTTCCACTTTTCATCTCTTCCTGGTACATCCCACCAATCGACTCTGAATGGTTTAAACTCATTTGTTCCTTGTACAGCACCTTCCCACAATTTATGATATACATTACCTATACCATTTGCTGTAGATGTAATCACTATCTGAGTATCTCTACCAGCAGATACTACAGGATATGTTGATGTATAAAACTGTGCATCATTTTCTACAAATGCAAACTCATCTAAAAACAATAAATTAATAGAAAGACCACGAATAGAACTACCACTTGTAGCCGATGCGATAATCTTACTATTATTACTAAATTCTATACTTCCTTTATTTAATGCCTTACAACCTGGCTGTAAAAAGAAAGGAAGATTTTCTAATGCAAGAGTAATCCTAGCCAACATTTCTCTTGCCACTGCACCCTTATTTGCTAGTATTGCAATTGTTTTTTCAGGATGAAAACATGCATACCATAAAAGATATACAACCGATGAAATTGATTTACCACTCTGTCTGCATGCTAATACAATACTAAATCTATTATCCTTAAAATGCTTAAACATTTCTTCTTGATATGGATAAAGATTAAATGGTACTAATCCTTCATCTAACGAGATAATCTTTACATAATTACTTGCAAAGTATGCAGGATCTGACATACATTTTTGATATTCTTGGATTTCTTCTTTTGTAAAAGAAGTCTCTACGCCATCACGCTTAACGTTAGGATTACCAAGATATCCATATTCATTATTCTTGATTCTCTGCATCTATAATATTGTCCTTTTTTAATAACATTCTTTGTAAATCAGTAGTACTACCAACAAAGACATTATTATTCGTCACTCGTTTAGCTTCTTCAGTTTCTTCTTTTGTTAAATCTTTCTTTTGCTTTTGTAGATCCATTAGGTTCTTTGTTACATCACTTATATTTTTTATTGTTTGTGATAATACTTCAAAAGCTCTTGGATGTTCTGATTCTCTGGCTAATTCAGATAAAACATCCATTGACCTTGTTCCTGTATAAATTAAATCTTTATATGTTTTACGAGAAAATTCATAATCATCTTTCACATCTTTATCAATTGAAAGCGGTCGATCTCTTTTTACATCTGGCAAATTTTTATTTAAGTTTGCCATCATTTTTTCTTTCTTTTCCATATTAACTTATTGTGGTAATTACAGTGTAATTATCATCTTCATCTGCAGTATTAGGATTAATTGTAATATCCATATTTTCTAAAATATTAGCACCACTGCTATCTTCATTAAAATCAATATTAATTTCTCGTATAATACCAGTATTTGATGTAGGACCGTAAAACTTCATTTTCATAGTAAAGTCTAGTTGATATATGAGAACTCTTCGTTCTGTGAACTCACCTTCATATTGATCATCTATTTGTACTCCACCTAATATAACAGCAACGTCTTGTTTATGATCCCATCCATCAATAGGTTTTATTGTGACATTATATTCTGGTGAAAAATAAGGGAGTATCTGTTCGACTATTTGTAACCCATCGTCCTGATTCTTCGCCATAATATAAAGCGACATTCCTATGTCATAAGAAGTAAAGTGTTTAATTGTTTTCTTTTTTGTTACATCAGAAGCATGTAATTCAACGACTTGATTGCGTTTTGCAAGTTTCTGTGTAGTATCTATTGTAAGAGATGTAATCTCAAATGCCATTCTTGGAAGCTTAATTGCCATAGGAGCATCAAACCCAGTCTCTTGATCTAAACGTGCTAGGAACTTTTGTTTTGGTCCATAGGCCAAAGGAACTCGTACCTGATTTAAAACACTACCATCAGCAGCTTTTCGTATGACTTTTAAATTATTAAATAGTGTACCAAATACGGCCACTGATTTTCTCATTGTTGCGTGATAAAAATGATCTCCAAACATTAGTATGTCTCCGATGGATCACCAAATGGATTTGATTCTGAA